TTGACAAGTGGAAGAAAGATCACTATAATGATCTACTAACATTCGTTGTCTTTAGAGATGACTGCAAGCAAGCATGGTTCTTTGATGGTGACAGTGTTCTTAATTCAGAAGTTAAAGAAGTTTCTAAACGTAACATCCGTAAGGGTGAGATGTTCTTTCACCTTCAAACCAAAGATGGATATATAGTGGACATAGAGATATGATATATGAATATACATTAACTGATCTAGAACAAAAACTTTGCACAGAAGGTTCAGAGATGCGTTACAATGTAGCACGTACATCAGGAGTTGGTAATGGAAAGATTGGACCACAAAGTAATAAAGAAACTGATCTTCTAGGATTAGGAGGTGAGCTTGCTACAGCTAAGTGGTTAAATGTTTATCCAGATTTAACTATATATGCTAGGCAAGGTGGAGTTGATTTATTAAGTCACTCAGGTATTAAGATAGATGTTAAAACTACAAAATATAAAACAGGTATGTTACTTGCAAAAATAAATACATCTTATAAAGATATCGACGCTTTTGTTTTAGTAACTACAGACTATCCTAAGTTTATAATTAGAGGGTGGGCAACTAAAGATGAGCTTATAAACTCTAAAAATATAATAAACTTAGGACATGGCGATGGCTATGGATTAAAACAAGATCAATTAAGAAAAGAAAATATTTGAAAGAAAAATTATGGAAGCAATCGTAGACATTGAGACTGATGCTATTGATGCAAGCACAATACACTGCATCGTAGCTAAACACTATCAAACAGGAGAGATGCGAGAGTGGGTCGGTGATCAGTGTCAAGAGTTTGGTGAGTGGTCAAAGCGTATATCAAAGTTTATAATGCATAACGGTATTAGCTTTGATGCTCCCATTCTTAACAAGCTAACAGGCTCTGCTATTGCACCTGCACAGGTACGTGATACTCTTATTGAGTCACAACTATATAATCCTGTACGTGATGGAGGTCACTCACTACAGTCATGGGGTGAACGCTTTGGATTTCCAAAGATAGACTACCATGACTTCAAGCACTACACACCTGAGATGTTAGAGTACTGTAAAAGAGACGTTGATCTTACTCACAAAGTAGCACAAAAACTAGAAGAAGACAGCAAAGGTTTCTCTGATAGTTGTTATAATCTTGAACGTAATATTAGAATTATTTTAGACAAGCAGCAACGTAATGGTTTTGCGTTTAATCTTAGAGAAGCACAGATACTTCTAGCACAATTAGAAGACGAGCAACACCAGCTACAGAGTGATGCTGAAAAAGAATTTGAACCTACAATAAAAGAACTTAAAACTAAAACAAACATCATACCATTTAACATTGCAAGTCGTAAACAAATAGCAGACAGGTTAATGGATCGTGGATGGAAGCCAGACAAACTAACAGACAAAGGTAATGTGATTGTTAATGAAGAGGTTCTATCTAAGATCAAGATGCCAGAGGCCGAGATGTTTAGTCGCTACTTTCTTCTTCAAAAAAGAACTGGCCTTCTCAAGTCATGGATAAAAGAGTGCGATGAAGACATGCGTGTGCGTGGTAGGGTTCTTACTCTACGTACAATCACTGGCCGTATGGCACACAACAAACCTAACATGGCACAAGTACCAGCAGTCTACAGTCCCTATGGTAAGGAGTGTCGTAGCCTATGGACAGTATCCAATACAGAAACACATAAGCTAGTAGGTACTGATGCTTCTGGTCTTGAGCTTAGATGCCTAGCACACTATATGAATGACGCCACCTTTACACAAGAGGTTCTTACTGGTGACGTACACACTGCTAACCAGCAAGCAGCAGGACTAAGGACTAGAGATCAGGCAAAGACTTTTATCTATGCCTTTCTATATGGTGCAGGTCCAGCTAAGATTGGTAAGGTAGTAGGAGGCTCTGCATCTGATGGTCAGAAACTAATACAAAAGTTTCTACGTAACATGCCAGCCCTCAAGAAGCTACGTGCTAATGTACAAGAGGCTGCACAGTCTGGTAGTATCCCTGGTCTTGATGGTAGAAGATTACATATCAGATCAGAACATGCTGCACTAAATACTTTATTACAGGGTGCAGGTGCTATAGTATGTAAGCAGTGGCTTCTAGAGATGGATAATAGAATACGAAAGACAGGCCTTGATGCTAGGCTTGTAGCCTCAGTACACGATGAGTATCAGTTTGAAGTTGCCAAACCTGACGTTAAACGCTTCACACAGATTACTAAAGATGCTATGTACCGAACACAAAAAGCATTTAACTTTAAGTGTGATCTTGATTCTGATTATAAAGTTGGAAATAATTGGGCAGAAACACATTAAAGTTATTGACAATACCATACCACTATGGTATAATACGTTTGTTGTTTATTAGTAGTAGACATCAAACATTAACACGAACCCTAAAACGAACCCTAAAGGAGAATATAAATGGAATGGTTAGACCCTGTTGTTTTTTCTGGTAAATGTCATTACGCTTGCATCACCGAACCTAATACAAGGTATGACCCAGTGTGGTCAATTCTTGTTGAAGTAGATGATGACAATCGTAAGACTATTGAAGGTGCTAATCTTACTATCTCTAATAAAGATGACATTGGAGATTTTGTTAGGTTGAAACGTAAGGTCTTTAAACAAGACGGTACTAAGAAAACTCCTCCCAAGGTTGTAGATTCTCAGAACAATCCTTGGAACTCTGATAAGAAAATTGCTAATGGTAGTACCGTAACAGTAAAAGTTACTCCTTTTAAATATGATGGTAACTCTTCTCGACCTGCTGGCATATCCGCTAATCTTGATGCTGTACAGATTGTTAATTTTATTGAGTATCAGTCTCAAGACTTCGCCCCCGTAGACGGTGGGTATGTTCAAGAAACAGAAGAAGTACCCTTTTAATATAAGGAGCAATGAAGGGGGTGGGAGTTACCCTGCCCCCTTCTTTTTATTGATATGAAAACAATTAAAACTTTAGTAGAAGATATTTACAATCTGTTCTCTCTTAATCCTGTTGATATGTCAGAAGAAGAAGTTGATAAATACATTGATAACTTTGGAGAGATGGTTAAGCTGCATACTAAAAAATTCTTATACGATGAAGAGTCTGTAGATAAAAAACTTAGACTATCTCAGATAGGTAAACCAGACAGACAGTTATGGTTTAATATTAATTTAAACAAAGAACGTGAGGAGCTTGCACCAAGCACACGAATTAAATTTTTATATGGTTATATTCTCGAAGAGTTTCTTCTGATGTGTGCATCAATTGCTGGGCATGATGTTAAAGATCAGCAGAAAGAAGTTAGTGTTGGTGGTGTAGTAGGACATCAAGATTGTATTATTGATGGTGTTCTTGTTGATGTGAAGAGTGCTTCAAGTAGTTCTTTCCGAAAGTTTAAACAAAATAAACTTACTGAAGATGATCCATTTGGTTATATTGCACAGATATCTGCATATGCCCAAGCAAATAATTTAAAAGAAGCTGCTTTCCTAGCCATAGATAAATCAACTGGAGAACTTACACTAGCTCCGGTTCATTCGATGGAGTTCATAAATGCTGAAGCAAGGATTGATCACCTTAAAAGAATGGTTATTAGCGATACTGTCCCTGATCTCTGTTACGATTCTGTTCCTGATGGCAAGTCTGGTAATTCTAAGTTACCCGTTGGTTGTGTTTTTTGTTCTCATAAAAGAGAATGTTGGTCAAACGCTAACGGAGGAAGAGGGATACGTGTCTTTAAGTATGCACAAGGTAAGAGATACTTGGTTCAGGTTGGCAAAGAACCTGATGTCCCTGAAGTGATTGACTGGTAATGCACTGGAAGTATAAAAGAAAACCAGACCCTACCTCACACTTTGGTTTTGTATATACAATAACTAATATTAAAACATCTAAATCTTACATTGGATGTAAACAATATTTTTATACACGTAAGAAAAAGAAAGTTGAATCTAATTGGAAAGTATATACTGGTTCAAGTAAACATCTAAACGAAGACATCAAAAAGCACGGCAAGAAAAACTTTAAGTTTGAAATTATAGGTGAGTACAAAAATAAACGTAGCTTAAAATATTATGAGTGTTACTATCAAATGATTAATCATGCACTAACAAAGAAACTAGAAGGCTCTGATGAGCAAGCCTACTACAATAACTATGTGGGTGGTAAGTTCTATAGGCCCGTACAAGAGCCGCCAGATGATTGAGGATATCTTAGAAGCACATTCTTTATATGATCTAACAAACAAAAATCCTGATAGGTCTTTGAACCTTGCTGTTATTCTGCAAGCACTGCTTGACTTATCTAAACCAGAGAAGTATAATGAGCCGCATGAAACATCCCTGTATAGAGATCAGGCGATGGCATGGGTCTTTGCGTCTGTGGGTACGACATGTGAAAACTTTACCATCACATGTGAGCTTGCTGGTGTAGAGCCAGACACAGTTAGAACCTTTGCTTTACGAGTAACCTTATCGGAGAACGTAGATGACATCAGACAAAAACTCCACTCCTTCCTGTGATACTATGGAGAGGCAGGTAGGTGGTGATCATTACAAAGACTGTGGCATACAGCCCGTTGAGTATATACATGCAAATGATTTAAACTATTTTGAGGGTAATGTTATTAAATATATTACTAGACACAGAACTAAAGGAGAAGGAAAGAAAGATATAGAGAAAGCTATACACTATGCAGAAATGATTTTGAAATTTTATTACAACTAAGGAGGGGGCGATGGCACAATTTAGATCAAACGAAAATCCTATGTTTCGTTCGAAGTTTAGTGAGGATATCTTCAAGCAGAAGTATGCTCACCATAACTGTGAGACATGGGATGCACTAGCATCTGTGTTGGTGGACGATGTATGTCAAACATATATGACCAAGGATGAGAAAGAAGAACTCAAAAGAATTATTACAGACCTCAAGTTTATTCCTGGTGGTAGGTATCTCTACTATGCTGGACGTGATAACAAGTTTTTTAACAACTGCTATTTGCTAAAAGCAGAAGAAGATACCAGAGAAGACTGGGCTAACATCTCATGGAAGTCTGAGTCTTGCCTGATGACAGGTGGTGGTATTGGTATAGACTATAGTGTATATCGTGAAGAAGGTAGGCTGCTAAATGGTACGGGTGGTCTTGCTTCTGGACCTATACCTAAGATGCAGATGATCAATGAGATAGGCAGACGAGTTATGCAGGGTGGTTCTAGAAGGTCTGCAATATATGCAAGTCTTAATTGGAAACATCCAGACGTAGATAAGTTTCTTATGTCAAAGAACTGGTATGACATGCCTATTGGTACAACAGAGCATACCGTTGGTCAGATTAAAGAACAAGACTTTAACTTTCCTGCACCACTTGATATGACTAACATCTCTGTAAATTATGATACAGAGTGGCTATTAAATTACTATGAGACAGGAGATGTAGGAGATGCTTTTAGGACTAATGTTAAGCAGAGTTTACGGACTGGTGAACCAGGATTCTCATTCAACTTCTTCGATAAAGAAAACGAAACACTACGTAACGCCTGTACAGAAGTCACATCAGAAGATGATTCGGATGTGTGTAATCTTGGCTCTATCAACATGGGTCGTATTGACAACCTTGCAGAGTTTTCTAATGTTGTAGAACTAGCAACTAAGTTTCTATTATGTGGTACGTTACGTGCCAAGCTACCATATCAAAAGGTCTATGATGTTAGAGAAAAGAATCGTAGACTTGGTCTTGGCTTGATGGGTATACATGAGTGGCTAATTAAGGCAGGACAGAAGTACGAGGTAACTGAGGGACTACACAAGTGGCTGTCTGTGTACAAGGGTATCAGTGATAACACCAGTGCTAAGTTTGCTGACCAGCTTAACGTGTCACGTCCTGTAGCTAATCGTGCTATTGCACCTACAGGTTCTATTGGTATTCTTGCTGGCACATCGACAGGCATTGAACCTATCTTTGCTGTATCATATAAGCGTAGGTATCTCAAGAATGGAACACGCTGGCACTACCAGTACGTAGTAGACAGTGCTGCACAAGAGATCATTGATCTGTATGGTATCAATCCAGATAAGATTGAATCTGCTCTTGACCTTGCCTCTGACTACAAGAGACGTATTAAGTTTCAAGCAGACATACAGGACTATGTAGATATGTCTATCTCTTCTACTATTAACTTGCCTGAGTGGGGTAACAAGCTTAACAATGAGGATACAGTAGATGACTTCACCGAGACACTAGCTACCTATGCTGGTAGGCTACGTGGCTTTACAGTGTACCCTGATGGGTGCCGTGGTGGTCAGCCTCTTAGTAGTGTACCATACTCTGAAGCTGTTGAGAAACTAGGAGAAGAGTTTGAAGAGGGACTAGAGACACATGACATCTGTGATATCACTGGTCACGGTGGTTCATGCGGTGTGTAAAAAGTCCTTGACGAAAGAGTATTTTTGTAGTATAATATATGTATGATGCCAATAATGGGTCATGTTAATATCAACTTGCTAATAGGAGAATGATATGGTTAATGGACTTACAATGTTAGATACCCTAGATGAGTGGGCTATTGGTCACGAAAGGTTCTTAAATGAAGGTGTAAGGATATGGAATAATGTATCTAGGACATATCCACCACACAATCTAATAAAGAAAAGCAGCGATGAGTATGTTATTACAATGGCTGTTGCAGGGTTTTCTAAAGAAGACTTATCAGTTAAGAGTGAAGAAGGCACTCTAACTATTGAAAGCAAAAAGTCTAACAGCGAAACGAAAAATGAGTATGTATATAAAGGCATTGCTAATAGAGATTTCAAGAAAGAGTTTCTACTAGCAGAGAACGTCTTTGTAAAAGATGTTAAGTTAAAAGATGGTATGTTGGAGATATCACTTGAGAGAGTCATTCCTGAAAATGAGAAAGAAACTATCTACGATATAAACTAATATATAAACCAACTAGGTTAGCTGCTAGATACTCTAGTGGCTAACCCTTTTTTGGAGTTACTATGAAGAAAGCACCCAATACAGTTTACATTGGCTACGATCCTAAAGAGCGTGTAGCCTACGAAGTTTTAAAGTTTACCATTGAACGTATCTCTGTAGATAATATTCGTGTGATCCCTATTACACTAGACATCTTACGTCTAATGAATATGTATTGGAGAGAACATAAAGAAGATGGTAATCAAAAGATAGACTTGGTAGATGGAAGACCATTCTCTACTGAGTTTAGTTTCTCTAGATTTCTTGTTCCCGCCCTTAATATGTACGAGGGTTGGGCGTTATATATGGACTGCGACATGCTTGTTCGTACTGACATCAACGAAATCTTTGAAGAGTACAACCTAGATTACTATCCTGTCTATTGCGTTAAGCATAAGTATGAACCAAAAGATAGAGTTAAGATGGACAAACAAGTTCAGTTAGCTTATCCTAGAAAGAATTGGTCTAGCCTTATGCTTTGGAATTGTTCACACCCCAAGAACAAAGAGCTTACAGTTGAAAAAGTAAACACAATGCCTGGATCATGGCTCCATCAATTTGAATGGATTGGTGACAAAGATTCAGATATTGGTGGTATTAACGAGGAGTGGAATTGGTTAGACAATCATTCTTCTTCTGACATTAAACCTAAGAACGTACACTTTACTACAGGTGGCCCGTGGTTCAAAGACTGGAATTGTGGTCGTCATGCTGATGGTTACTATGCTTCTGAATGGAATCAAGAGTATACGTATCTTGTAGGAAAAGGAATTATTGAACCTTATGAGTTATAGAGTTGTTACATGCTTCAATGAGAAGCTACTTAAAAATAATGGTGCTAAGTTACTGGAAGACTTTGCTTCTAAGTGGGACACTGCTATTGAATTTGATTGCTATTATTATGATCTAGATATTAAACATTATTCATTGCCTAAAGCAAAGAATATTCACTATTATAATTTAAGTAATCTATCTGACTACACAGAGTTTGTTGAACGAAACAAAGAGCATAATGGTACAGAGAACGGTGAGTTCGAGTACAATGAAACCATTGATGCCTTGACAGAAGCTCCTAAAGTTTTTGCTATCAGCGAAACGATGTTTAATAATTCCCTGTCATGGGTGCTTTGGGTTGACCCTCACTGTTACACTATGGGTAAAGTTACTACTGGATATTTAGAGAAAGTATTTACTCATGATAACAGTGAGGTTCCGCTCACACTGATTGAAGATCAAACACACTTTGCTGCATTTCAAATTACATACCAGCCTTGTGTCGATCTAATAGCTGACCTACGTGGTGCCTATATCACTGACAGCTACCTCAAGTATAGAGATTGGAGAGCCTTCTTTATTCTTAATAACTTAGTGTCTATATACAATGCACACGGTATGAATTATAGATTACTAAACTCAGAGACATCAGAGTTTGTTGATAATATACTAGCAGACTTACGTAGTCCACTAGCAAAGAACCTCAGAGATGCTGATGGTAATCGTGTTATACCTTTATCAAATGATGCAACTACACCAGACATTCTTCCTGGTAGGTATAAACAACTAGCTGACCTTATACGTTTCTATGAACCTAAGAAGATACTAGAGACTGGTACATGGAACGCTGGTCGTGCTATTGAGATGGCTCTTGCTGCCTTTGATCGTACAGATTCTGTACACTACATTGGTTATGATCTCTTTGAAGATGCAACGTCTGCTATAGATAAAGAAGAGTTCAATGTTAAACCTCACAACACTGAGGCTGCTGTTGTCAAAAGACTAGATGAATTTGCAGAGTATGTTAAAGAACATAATGACAAAATATTTACCTATGAATTACATAAGGGTAATGTCAGAAATGTTCTTACTAAAGACATATCAGATGATATCGATATAGCATTGATTGGTAGTGGCAATAGTGAGAAGACTGTAGCACATGAGTTTGATGTGTTGCAGAATGTGCCTGTTGTTTTGATGGATCACTACTTTACAAAAGACGAAGCCGAAGAACTACCGCCTGAAAAATATCAAGGTGTTAACAAAGTCTTTGAAAAGATTGAAACAAATAAAGTTCAAGAAGGTTTTGAGGACAACGAAGGTTGGACTAACTTTGACCAAGAAAGTACAAATAGAAAACATATACTACCGTCCAGTGATCGTGTTGTTAATGGTGGTGTAACTCACCTTGTTGTTGTCTTAACTAACAACGACCTTAAAGATATTCCTGAAGAAGTTAAACGTGTTCCTATCATTGTACACCCCAGAGATAGCGTACCAAAAGAATACATTACTAGTAACATCCAAACTAATCTTAAACTAATTGATGAAGATAAGTGGATTGTCAAACACCCTGCTCATAGAGACAAGGGTATTATTGTTTCAGCAGGACCGTATATAGACTACGATGAACTGAAAGCTTTCATGAAGGATAATCCTACAGCTAAGATGCTTGCAGTTAAACATGCATATCCTAACCTACTAAAGAATGGTATTGTACCGTGGGGCTGTATTGTTCTTGATCCTCGACCAGTTGAAGGTGTAAGCACACATAACATTGTAAGAAAAGACTTGTTTAAAGATGTATCTTCTGATACAATGTTCTTTGTTGCATCAATGACTGACCCATCTACAACTAAACATCTCAAAGATAGTGGTGCTAACATATGGGGATGGCATGCCTTTACTGATTCACTACGAGAAGAAGAGGAGAGAGGTAATCAAATTACTAACAACGTGGTTAAGTTAAACGAAGAGCTTGGTATTCCTCAAGGTGCTACTCTAATTACAGGTGGTACATGTGCAGCCATGAGAGGCATAGGTATGTTCCATACAATGGGCTTTAGAGATGTACACTTATTTGGTTTTGATTGTTGTAGAGATGAGCCTACTGACGAGGAAAAGACTGAGACTACAGGTGATCTAGAGGGCGGTGAAACTCCCAAGCCTAAATACATTGAGGTAAATGTAGAAGATAAAACATACTGGACAACAGGTGAGCTTCTTGCTATGGCACAAGATTGTGAGAAAGTCTTTGCTGATCCTGGTCTTGAGGGTGTAATATCATTCCACGGTAAAGACACTATGGTTGCTGATCTGTGGGGTATACAAGCATCAAGAGAGGAACGTCCTACATTTGAAGGATACTATTCATGAAACAAGCAAAAGCAATCACAGTAAAGTCATCTATTCAATGTGATGATGACTATAGCAGAGAGTTCCCATCCGAAAGGTATGAAGAACTATTAAAAGAATACGAACTAATGCACGAGTCATCCGACCAAATGTTTAATGGTCGTAGTGTTGCTAGTTTTGTAGATGTTATTAAGCATGTACTTAGAGAAAACAAATGTAAAACACTTCTTGATTATGGTAGTGGTAAAGGTTTGCTATATACTAAGGACCATGATAAAGTTAAGATAGATAATCCTATCTCTAAACCATTACCTGAACTTTGGGATATAGATGAGTACACTTTATATGATCCAGGTTATGAAGAACATAATAAGCTACCTACTGGTAAGTTTGATTCTGTTGTATGCACTGATGTACTAGAACATGTACCGGAAGAAGACTTGGGGTGGGTAGTAGATGAGCTTATGGATTATTCTAAGAAAGTATTATTCTTAAACATCTCCTGCTTACCTGCTCTTAAAAAGTTTAGGGATGGTACTAATGTACATGTGTCTATTTTTAAACCTGAAGAGTGGGCAAACTTCTTGGCTGGTAGACTTAGACAGCATAGAAATGTTGACTTAAATATTATTTTATATGCAGATCATAAAACAGATGGAAGTCATATGAGACGTGCATATAAGATTACATACTTCCCTACAATCTTTCAACTAACGGAGAGTTAAAATGTTAGGTATTGCAGATTCAGTTATTGGAGTAGCAGGTAAAGTCCTTGACAAGTTTGTTGAAGACAAAGACCTAAAGACTAAACTTAATGCAGAGCTTAAACAGCAGATGGTATCTCTTGATCTAGCACAAGCACAGGCAAATATAGAACAAGCTAAGTCGCCATCTATCTTTGTTGCTGGTGCTAGGCCAGCCATTATGTGGATATGCGCCTTTGGTTTAGCATGGCAGTTTGTCCTTCAACCTGTAGCAGTATGGGGCATTGCAATTAGTGGTGCAGATATAGTACTACCTTACATTGAGACTGAAGGTCTTATGTCTTTGACCCTTGCCTTACTTGGACTAGGTGGTATGCGTACAGCAGAGAAGTGGAAAGGCGTACAACGCAACAACATGAAGAAGAGGTAAGGTAATGAAGGCAGGTAAAGTGTGGGGCAACACAGAGTTTATCTTTGGTAATAGTGCATTAGAGTTTCATAAGATAGAATTTATGGAAGGCAGTACGTGCAGCAAACATAAACACAAACACAAGTGGAACGGCTTCTACGTAACTAAGGGACTTTTAAAGATCAAGGTTTGGAAGAACGACTATGACCTAGTAGATGAGACAGTACTAGAACCTGGAGAGTGGACAACTGTAAAGCCTGGAGAGTTTCATCAGTTTGAGGGTATGACACATGGTGAAGCCTTTGAGTTGTACTGGGCTGAGTTTGATCACAATGATATTGAAAGAGAAACTGTAGGCTCTAAATGAAAATACAAAAGCTAACTCCCACACATACACCAGACTGGTATATCAAGTGGGTAGCTTCCTTCCTTTTAATTATAGGTGTAATATTAACAAGCAATAACATCTTCCCATCTAACCTTATCTTCCATGCAATTGGTATGCTTGGTTGGTTTGTTGTTGGTATACTATGGAATGACAGAGCATTGATTGTTATTAATGCTGTAACACTTGCACTCATGTCAAATGGATTGATAACATACTATGTTAAATGAAAAGCAAGAGAAGTTCTCACAAGCCTATGTGCTACACCGTAACGCTACGGAAGCAGCAAAGGCGGCTGGCTATGCAGCAGAGTCTGCATACAACCAGGGCTATCGTCTCTTACAGAAGCAGGAAGTTATAGATCGTGTTCATGAATTGGAACAGGAGCTAGTAACAGATGTTGATGTTATCAAGGAGATGGAAAGCCAGTACGAATTTGCAAAAGCAAATGGTCACACCAACAGTGCGATCAAAGCACTTGAACTTTTATCTAGAATACGTGGCTCTAGTACCGATGGTAAAATAGCAACAGACAAAGACACCCTAGAGGTTGCCATCATAGGGTGCTTGAATGTACTAGGATATGAGAAAGTTGTGGCTCTTCTAGAGAAGTGTGATTTTGCACACCATTTCTTCGAGGATTTACCGCCAGAGAGCGACGAGGAGGGGCCATCTCTAGAGTCTTTGGACCTACCCCTGCCTGAAGAGGCAGATTCTCTTGTATGAAGCTCTATGGCCCGTACAAAGCATTATGCTTTATTGTGCCATATAAAAGCTACCATACCTGCTACAAACAATCCAACAGCAATCCATTTACCAAATTCAATAAATATTCTTTGTATTAAACTTTTTTGTTGTAAGACAGCATAGGCTTTTTCTTGTGCTTCTTCTTCCTTACGCTTCTTCTGTTCAGCTATTGCTACTTTCTGTGCATCTAGTATCTCATCCCATGTATCAGCCCCGAAGCGTTTATTAATTTCTATTGCTAATCTTCTGATGTCTTCTTCTTGTTGCTTCTCAGCAAGCTTGGCTGCTGCTACGTTAGCCAATGATGTTTCATCGTCTCCATCATCTTTGAGTTTAAAGCGTACAAACTTTGCCCACTTATTGTTAGGTAAGTTTTTATTTTTTGAAGCAGATACAATTCTTTTCTTAGCCTCTCCATGAGTTTTAAATAACCTTTCTATTTGTCCAGCAATAGCACCTACATCGTCTGCTGTATTAAGAGCAGTACGCACACCCTTCACCGCTGTCTTCACAGCAGCAAAGCCACCTGTAATAGCAGCTAGTGTTAACGGGTCCATTAATTATCTCCTATACCTTTCTAACTGAACCGTAGCCTCGTAAAGCTTTTCCTATTCCAATATAACCACCAGTTTTTTTTGGTATTATTTTTAAAGAATTACTATGTCGTTTAGAATCTTTTATAGCATCAGATAAACTTCCTTTAATAATTCTATATTCATTAGGTTTTAATTTACCTGCTTTATATTTATCTAAAACTTGTTTTTCAGTAAGTTCTTTTCCGTTATAAATACTAGGAGCATTAAGCCATTTTGTTTTTTCATTATCTAATGGAATACTTATTCCTAATTCAGAGACATTTTTATTACCTTTTTTATAGATAGTACGTCCTGTTTGTTTTACTTTTTTATTTGTAGGTTTAAGTTTATCAGCCATACTTATATTCCTTTGGGTTCATAGTCATATGGGTTACGTGCAATCATTCCACCTTTAGCAAATCCTGTCGCTGCTTTTTTTAAGGGATCAAACAAAGGTACAAATTGTTCATTAGGTTCAAATAACATAATGTTTTTACCTTCTTCAAAAGTTGAAAAAGAATCGTAACCTAATTTTCGTATTGTGTCTAAGTTATTTTCAATCTCTTCATAATCCCCTTTTAACATACGTTCTTTTAAAAGCACCAAACGATCTTCAAATTTATCTTTAGTATTCTGTTGTCTCTTTTTATTTTCTTTAGACTTTGGTTTTTTAAATCTTTTATATTTTTCTTTTCTTAATAAGTTTATTACTCCATCAACATGTTTAGGATTTTCATAATCAAATAATTTATTTACTCTACCCATACCAATAAGAACACGTAGATTATCTTTTACATCCGAAGGTGCATCTCCATACATATCTGTCCAAAAATCCATACCCTTTCGATTTAATCCTGTAGATAAAAAAGGATAATCAGAACCTGGAGGTGAAGGAGGAAGAATAGCCATAGGATCAAGTTCCTTCAATCTATCCATTTCGGCCATTTTTTCTTTTTGTAAAATAAACTTTTTAAATGGTTCGCCTCTTGATCTATGGTATAATAAAAGAGGTAAGCCTTCTTTACCTTCACTAAGAATTTTAGAAGAATCTTTTCCTAAAACATCTGCTTGCTTTCTTGCAAATCTTCTTAGTCCTTCTGGTTGATCTATTCTATTATCAACAGGTTTTTCTTGTTGTTTTATAGCTTTAATTAAAGCTAATAAACCTTTAGCTTTACGGCTCTTTGGTCGTCTCTCAGCCATACTTATATTCCTTTGGGTTCATAGTCATATGGATTACGTTCAACCATTCCACTTTTTTTAATCTGTCCACCGTCATACTTAGCAACAATTCTACGATAAACTGGATGTGTTTTTTTCCCCATTTTAATTACACCTATTTGATCTTGAAAATCTAAAGTACCTTTAACTGTAGGTTTTAATCTTGGCTCACTTCGGTCTTTTGGTTTTGTTTGTAAATTAGCACCTTTTGAAAAATCAGTTTCCATAGCATAATAATGTTGATTTTTAGAGGGAACATTTACTGAAACTAATGTATTAATATCTTTAAAATTTTCATCTTTAAGATTAGTCCACTCCCATCCTCTTCGTTTTCCTGTTGTAGTTGGTTTAATTAAATTAACTTCAATTTTATTATTTCCTTTTCCTATCATACCAATTTCAGGAACATCTAAATCACTAACAGTCATTGATGCCATTGGCCTTTCACCTTGTACACCCATTTCTGGAATAATTTTAATATTAGCATTACCAACATTTTTTCCAGTTAGTATTTCATTAGTTTTGGGATTAATAAATTCACCACCTGGATTAAATTCAAAACCTTTTTCCTCAAGCTTTGCTTGATTAACAGGCCTAACAGGGATTCTTTCTGTTTGATTTTCTTTTATAGCTTTAGCCAAGGCTAATAAACCTCTAGCTTTACGGCTCTTTGGTCGTCTCTCAGCCATTACTTATAACTCCATACCCAAGGACGTGGATGCGTGTCACTATCTTCCATTGTATCTATGTGTATAAACCTACTCTCATGTGGTCCTCTCTGAGATATACCAATACCAGAGAAGCCCTTCTCCATAGCAAGAGACATTAACTCATAGGCATCCCTACCAGATACCAGTACATCTACTGCCTTACCAAAGAGATGTGGTGAGTTCTTAGCCCCACCTATAACCTGATTGTATGAAGCGTCCCTATAGCCAGAAGATATAACCATAGGCTTGTCGTAGGCATATCGTAGAGACACAAGCATTTTCATAAACTCTTGATCCATGTTGCACTCATCAGTACCCTTACACCTCAATTCGTCTTGCGTAAAAAAATCCCACATTAAACAACTCCTT